GACACGCCGGACTTAAAATCCTGTGACCAGCAATGGTCGTGCGGGTTCGATTCCCGCTCCGAGTACATGATTTTATAATTCTTATGAAAGGAGACATTATATATATAACTTGATAAAACTTCTACAAAATAAAGAAGTTGGTCAGACATTTAGGTATACTTACTTACAAAGTACAGGAGCTAAGACAGCATATTTATATTGGTTATGCTGTCTTCTTTGTAGAGCAGGGTATATAAAAAGAGTAAAGAACGGTATCTTTCAAGTAGTAAAGAATACATCAGACTTAGGGTCATGTAAAAATCTATTCTATACTGCATATAATAAGAATAAACATGGAGTCAAGATATGACATAATCAAAAGTTTCTCACAAGTCAAGCGGCTTGTGAAAGCTTGTTTGAAAACCGGCATAGCTTCCGTCGACTTCGAGACAAATGCAGAAGGTATTTATAATAAAACCTTCAAACCCACAATTTTATCTGTAACCTTTCAAGTTGGTTCTGGTGTATCTATTCCATTATGTCACCACGAATATGAAAACCCTCATTGGAAACGTTGGTTAAAGTATTTTGGTAGAAAGGTGGTTGAGAATCCCAATATAACTAAAGTGGGATGGAATCTGAAGTTTGACCTTCAGATATTCGAGTTGTATGGGATATATGTTAGAGGTACTGTTCTGGATGGAATGCTTATGAAGTATCTTCTAAATGAAGAGAAACCCAATGACCTGAAGTCAATGGTTAGAAGGTATCTACCAGAGCATGGCGATTACGAGAAGGCAGAGAAGTTTGACAAGATACCTTGGGATAAGAAACCCTTGGAACCATTATGCAAGTATGGTTGTCAGGATACCGATTATACTCTTAGGTTATCTATGTTCTTTGAAAGTAAGCTAATAGAGATTGGCATGTACCCCTTGTTTAGGCATTTGATTATGCCAGCTTCTAGGGTATTGCAGCATGCTGAAAAAACCGGATTATACCTCGATAGGAAATTCAATCAGGAACTGCTTGAATCTTACAAGCCAAAGATTGAACAAGCAACTTCTAATTGCTTGAATCTTCCACGAGTGAAAAAATTCTCTAGATGGCTTGTTCAAGAAAGAATAAGCAAGTACCTTGCATCTATTGAAAGTGAACTTGAAGACCTGGATTATCATAACCCAAAGGACGCACGGAAAATAGCAAGCAGGGAGCAAAAAATATCCAATATCCGAGCAGGTGTATTCACCACTAAAAAAGAATTGGAATTAACCCGAGAAGTAAACTTGGGAAGTACAATTGATTTACCTCTACTGTTGTATTCCGAAAAGGGGTTCAAATTCCCTATCATAAAATATACCAAGGATAAGAAAACTAATCGTGATACCGATAAGCCGAGTACCGATGAGGATACGTTGGTAGAACTTCGATTAACGGTTAAAGACCCTGAAAGTCCCAAAGCAATCTTCCTGGATAATCTTCTCGAGTTGAGAGGGTTAAAGAAAATGTATACAACCTATATTGAGGGATGGCATGATAAAGTTCAGGATGATGATAGAATTCACGGGCAATTCAAAATTATTGGTACTACTTCTGGCCGATTAAGTAGTTCTGAACCTAACCTCCAACAAATACCCAAAACTTCGGTAGATGCTAATATCAAGAAACAGTTGGTAGCTCCCAAAGGGAAACTATACATGGCACTTGACTACTCTCAGGCAGAGTTAAGAATCATGGCACATCTTTCAGGGGATGAGACTTATCTTGAAGCATTTGCCAAGGGACAGGACCCTCACCTTGCTATTGCAGCAAATAAGTATGGTGTATCGTATGAGGAAGCAAACAAAGCTTACAGTGATGAACAACATCCCGATTATAAGCTTTGGAAAAACCGAAGGAAGCAGGCAAAGCAGATATGTTTCGGTATTATATATGGTATTCAGAAGAAACTGCTTGCAGTTAAACTATCTGACCCAAAAGCTGGTATTATCGTAACACCAGATGAAGCTCAGCAACAGTTGAATGAGTTCTTCCAGGAGCACCCGAAGATTAAGAAGTTCATGATTAACCAGGAGAAGGTACTGATAAAACATGGATATATTAAATCTTTGTTCGGTAGGAAGAGAAGGTTACCCCAGGTATATTCGGATAACGAGCAGGAAGCAGCATACGCAGTACGATTATCGGTTAATATGCCATGTCAATCAGCTGCATCAGATATGAACTTATTCGCTTCAATCCTAAACTATTGGAAAATGAGGCAAGGTAAGTTACCATTTATGCAAGAGACTTGTAATGTTCATGATGCTACCTATTACTTGGTAAGTCCCGAATATATAAATACCTGGGTAGTATACGAGATTTGGGAAACTTGCCGTAACCCAAATACTAAAGAATACTTCAACTTCCAGATAGACGACGTAAGTATGTCAATGGACTTCGTTATCGGGCGTTCTATGGCAGAGGAACTACCTTTTATTCCTGGATATGATTATAGGAAAATGCTTGAACCAGATTTTAATCCTGATGAGTACTTAGAGGAACATCGTAAGTTCAAAGGTATTGAAATAGAAGATTATCCTAAGTTATATCCAGAAGAGATAGAGAAAAATAAGAGAGAGTTTAGGAAGAGAATGTATGAAAGGTAATATACCAGATTTTGATTGTTACCATGTTACTCGAGAAGGTAATGTGTACTCTAAGTATAGAGATAGAGTTACTTGGAGGAAAATGGCTAAGAGAAAGAAGAACAATGGTTACTTGATAGTAAGCCTAAGAAATAATAAGGGGATTAAGTATACGTTTAATATACATAGGTTGGTAGCTTTAATCTACATTCCAAACCCAGATAATAAACCGTGTGTGGGTCATAAGGATAATAATCGAGAAAATAATAAAGTAGAAAATCTATATTGGTGTACTAACCAAAAGAATACTCAACAATGTATAAGAGACGGTAGATTTAATATACCAAGCCCTAAGTTGAGTGAGGAGTCTATAAATAAGATGATAGAAGATTATGAGAGTGGTATGAGTAACCTACAGATAAAGGTCAAATATGGAATAAGCATTATGACCATGTATAAATACTTCAGTGAAAGAGGTGTTATATGGAAAAAAGGCAAAAGATAGTACGTCTATCCCAGATTAAGAAAAACACACTAAAGATTCTATTTCAAGGGAAAACCTATGAGATTGATTTAGACCAGGAACTCATGATTGATGAGAACCTGGTCAATCAGTCTTTACGTAGAAGTCCATCTAATTATGCTCTATTGGTGATGGTAAGGGATAGGCTTATATATAAAAGGGATAAACTTGAAAAGGCAAAGGACCAAGCATATAGCAAGGCATGGCTTTACTACAAAGAATCGGGTAATATCAATAATGATGCTGCAGCACACAAAGCAGAGAACAACCAAGCTTATCAAGGAGCATTGAAAAGATATATGAAGGCTGAGTACAATGCGAGTAAGATGATAAGTATATGTAAAGCTTATGAATCAAGAGAGAATATATTAAGAACGATATCAGCAAACTTACGTAAACAACAGTAACTATGTCAAGAATTGAGTTAGACCTTATTTCGGTCAAAGAAGCAAGGGAGTTGAATGAGAAACTGAACGGTTTAGGAACTCCCACAGGAAGTCGAGTACTTATTGTATCACCGGTAGTAACTGCAGATACCAAAACCAAAGGAGGACTTTATATCCCTCAGGAACACGATAAAGATACAGTACCTCGCAAGGGAGTAGTAATTCAGGTAGGACCAGTCACCGATGAACAATGTGAAGAATATCCCGGTCTTCAGGTTGGAGCAGTAGTTACATACGGTCTGTATGCTGGTAAAGAACTAGATGTAGTAGACCTTCCCAATCAAGTAACAACTATATTATCTCTGAACGAGATACTTTATATCGAAACCAATAAATAAAGCCATGAAAAAGGAAAAAACAACCAAGAAAAAGGGCAGTGTAATGACTACCCGAGAAAAGATGCTTGCCAGGAAGAAGGACCTGGAAAAGCGTAGTGGAGGTGGTGGAATAATCTACCCGAAAGAAGGAACTACCAGAGTACGTATCAAATCTCGTGGTGCAGACGAGGAATTGGGAATAGAGATTATTCAATTCTACCTTGGACCAAAGGAGGGAGGTATCATATCTCCGGCAACTTTCGATGAGCCATGTCCTTTCATGGATAAGTTCCAGGAGCTTAAGAACTCTGACGACCCCGATGATAAGGCATTGGCCTCGAAACTGGTACCAAAGAGAAAGTATCTCATAGGGGTACTTGGGTACAAAGATACTAAGGGTAAAGAGATTGACCCAGATAGGGTTGATAAACCGATGATGGTACCACGCTCGGTATATCAGGATATTATCGACCTTTACCTCGATGAAGAGGACTGGGGTGATATGACCGACCCAGTAGAGGGGTACGATATCAAAATTACTCGTACCGGTACTGGCAAGAATGACACCAGTTATTCGGTATCACCTTGCCAGAAGACCAAGCTGGACAAGAAGTATAGGGGAGAGGTAGACCTGGAGAAAGCAATACGGGCAAATATCCTTCCTTACGAAGAACTCGAAGAGAAGTTGGCTTCATTCCTTAACGAGGGGGATGAAGACGATGAAGATGATATGCCAAAGAAAAAATCGGGCAATAAAAGAAAGGGTTTAGCCAATAAAAAGAAGAAATATAAGGGCGATATCTAAAATCTCTAGATATATACCTAAAGTAGGAGTGGGGTATAGTTTTATATCCCACTTTTTCATCTTTTAATAAATAATCAAGTATGGCAAGGAAAACCAAAGCCACTGGTAAATCCGGAGGTAAGAAGTTTAAGATACCCACACAAAATGAGATACTCAAGAAATATGGGTCATCTCTCCAATTAAAGGCCAGTACCATAAATCATCACGGATTATGGATTCCATCCACATTCTTTGCTCTCAATTATCAGATGGGTGGGGGTGTACCATTTGGTAAGATTATAGAGATTATGGGCGAGGAGTCTTCAGGTAAATCTCTTATAGCCTATAACTTTGCTTATGCAACTCAGCAATTAGGAGGTCATGTGATTTGGGTAGATGCTGAACAGGCATGGATGAACTCCTGGGCAGAGGAAAATGGTCTAGACCCTGAACGAGTAACAGTATTAAATGACACCAGGATAGAAACCATATCGGATGCTATAGCAGACTTAGCAATATATTGGAGGTCTAAGTTAACCAGTAATGAGCCTATCATAGTTGTGATAGACTCAATAGCAGCCCTGGATTCAATAGAAGCCATTGATGCAAAGATGGCGGATAGCAAGGCCGAGATGGGAAACCGGGCAAAGCAAATCTACAAGATGTTCCGAATAAGGAACGAATTGTTCTATCGACTCGGAGTAACCATGGTATGTATCAATCAGTTGCGCAGTAAACTGGGCGCAGGTTTTGGTCAAGATACCAGTACAACTCCTGGTGGTGCAGCACTCAAGTTTTATGCTTCAATACGATTAGCATTCTACTCAGGTAAAACTCTCAAGATTAAGTATAAGGGTAAGGAAAGACGAGCAGGTAAATATGTAACTGTTCAGATGAAAAAGAATAAGGTATCTCCTCCTCGGGAAACTATATCCAAAGCTCCTATATATTTTAACCCAAAGTATCACGAAGTTGGCTTTGACAGATACTTCTGGTTAGAAGAGTCTTTAGAGGATGCTGGAGTAATAGAGAAGCTCGGTGGTGGAACATATATGTTCGAAGGAAAGAAACTGTGTCGAGGAGAAGAGGCTTTCCATAGGTTAATAGAGGAAGATGGTGAGTTAAGGAAAAAGCTGTTAAAGGCTGCCGGAATAAATACCATAGGAACCACTAAGCGAAAGCTCAAGAAGATTACACGAAACATGTTCCCTGTTGATGCAGACTTAGACTATGAATCTCAAATAGAATCTGAAGATGCAGAAGAAGACGAATACATCCCGGACGAGGGGTAGAAAACCGAGGATGCTTATGGTAGTGGACGGGAGTAATCTTGCTCACCGTTCATACCATAAGTTTAAGAATCTTAAAGCCAACAATGGAGCTGGTACCGGGTTGGTGTATGGGTTCTTAAGAATCCTCGGTTCATACTTAACTCGGTTTAAACCAAGCCATGTAGTAATTACATTCGATACTCATGAGAGCAAAGAGTCTAATTTCCGTAATGGTCTACTCGAGGGTTACAAAGCACATAGGAGTAAGATAAGTATGGATTATGAAGATTTCAATAAACAGCTATCACTGTTGAGAAGGATTCTAAGGTTACTCGGAGTTCAGATGATTATCGATAGAAAAGGCTTGGGATATGAATCTGATGACTACATTGCTTGGTTGGCAATAAACCACCCAGGTAAATCTCTCATAATATCCTCTGACAAAGACTTCTGTCAATTACTCGACAAAAGAGTCAAGATATTCAATCCTAACAAAGATACCCTAATTCTTAGTCAAACTTGTAAGGATATAATGGGTTACTCTGCTGAGGAATGCGTTGACTACCTAATACTTAATGGAGATAAATCGGATGATATACCCGGTTATTATGGTATGGGAGAAGTGAAGACTAAAGCTTTCCTGAAACAATATGGGAGCATAGCAGACTTCATAGATGCAAAAGGAGCAGAATTCAAGGGCATTGAAAGGGACCAGCTAGAAGAATTATACAAGAAGAACAAGTCTCTTATAGACTTGAGAACCGCATTAACTCTTCATCCTATCAAGAAAGTCCCTTGGGTAAAAGGATGTACTAATAATATAAGGAAAGACAGGTTATTCATGGTACTTGACAAGTTTAACTTAAGGTCTTTCAAGATACCCGATTTTTTGGAACCTTTCAAAAAACTACAACATTATGTACAACGGTAGGAAATATCAAATTATGTTCACCGGTGTTTCTGGGGTTGGAAAAACAACCATTGCCAAGGAAGTAGCGGATATGTTAAAGATACCTTTCATATCCGGGTCATATTCGGACTTGGTACCTGAAACAAGAGACATGCCTCATGCTGATATGATTCAGCAAGATGCCAGTACAGTATTTGCTCAGGATATGCAAGTACTTAATCTGCGTAACAAAGCTTTCAGGGGAGAAGATAGCTTTGTAACTGACCGGTCATACTTTGATTCGGCAGCATACTTCATCAACAAACTTTCTCACAGGATAGCCGAATGCGACTTAGACCATGCAGTAGACTTATGTCGTATGTTACTGGGTCAACAGTGTACTCACCTAATTTTCATACCTTTCTCAGCAAACTTCTTCAATGAGTGGGTAACAGAAGATAATGGTAAACGAGTATTATCTCGGTATTATCAATTCCAGGTATCTCAGGTAATGTATGGTATACTTGACCTGTGGGGATATAAACCCGACCCAAATATACTCCAGTATGTAAATGGTATACCTAATACCGGTACACTGGAAATCATGGGCTACAAGATAAAGGTCATGATACTGGATGAGATGAACTACGAGAAGAGAAAACACCTTATCAAGAAATTTCTTCAGTTATGAAGGTGATAGGTATAGTATTCTCCGATTTGCACTTAGGGGAATTCTCTAAGTTCAACGAGGATAACAAGAGGACCCTAAGTATTTTCAGGGTCCTCTCTTTGATTAAAGACTTATGTATTAAGTATAAATGCCCGGCATTCTTTTGTGGGGATTTTATGCACCGTCCAGAATATATAAGTACTTCACTTGATGAAATTATAATTGAACAGTTCGAAGAGTTAAATAGGTGCCAGGAATTTAACATATATGGTATATCTGGAAACCATGACCTACAGAAAAGCAATTCGATAACTAATCAATCTCCATCACACTGGGCAAACTTATGTCGTAGGTATTCGTTCTTACATAATCTGGACTTCTCTTATCATGAGTTTGATAAGTTCAGAGTAGTAGGTATTCCCTATTTAGACCACAATAAGGGGTTAGATGGGTTAATCAAAGCTGAGTTGAAAGAAGCCATGTTAAAGCCCACAATTCTATTATTGCATACTGACTACCCGGGAGCTAAAGATACCGACAACACTGAAGTTGGAACAGTAGAGAATTTGAATGTGAATTTACTATCTAAATTCAAACTGGTATTGATAGGTCATATACATAAACCACAGAGACTCGGAAAAAAGATATACATGGTAGGAGCTCCACTACAACAGAGGAGAACAGACCGCAATTGTAAACTGGGATATTGGAAAATATATGAAGACTTCTCAATGGAATTTAAGCCATTCAAAGGCTTTCCTAAATTTGTGGACGTGTCATCAGAAGATGAAATTAAAGATGATGGTAATTATTATACTGTCATTGCTAGCAAGTCTCGGATTATGGCGGTGGAAGATACCCCGCAAATAACCAGGGAACTTACTAAGAAAACGATGGTAAGGAGGTATATGAGGGCAAAAGGTATAAAAGACCAAAATAAAAAGGCCACATTATTAAAAGTAATTAAGGAGGCAGAATGATACAGTTTGGCAATATTATAGTCGATGGCTTCTGTTCCATATCTCATTTGGAATTAAACCTAAGTTCGAAGGGGATAACTGTAATTCGAGGAGCTACAGGAGAGGGTAAGACCACAATCTTATCAGCTTTAGTTTGGGGTGCTTACGGTAAGAATCTAAAGGGTAAGTCAGACGTAAATACCTGGGAGAAGTATAGACCCAAATCCTATCAGGGAACTAAGGTAGAAATATACTTTGGTAAGAATGGTAAAACTCACAAAATAACCAGATGCCTTAAGTATAAAGGTGAAGTGAATGGAGCCAAGGGTAAAGATAGACTTATATATGAGATAGATGCTGTTGAAGTACAAGAGAAAAGTAAGGGGGAGATACAGGCGCTTATAGTCGCTGATTTGGGTATGTCGTATAGCCTTTTTATGAATTCAGTACTATTCGGTCAAGGTATGAAAAGACTGATACAAGAATCTTCTTCAGACAAGAAAGAATTGTTTGAGGAGATTTTTGAGTTGGAATACATATCTAAAGCTAGGGATATTGCTAAGGGCTACTATACAGAAGCTCTGAAAGAGTATCAGAATATCTCTCAAAGATATAGAACATTAGAGGATAAGAAACAGTCCGTTCAAAGGATGGTTGATGACTTAAAGAAGCAAGCCAGTACGGTAAAAGACGACATATCTTCAAAGGTTAAGGTTCTCGAGAAGAGATTATCACTGCTAGCTAAGGCAAAAAAGTCAAGTGAGCTTAAGGAGACAGTAACTCAGAAAAACAGAATTGAACAGAAGCTATCAGAGGCAAAGGAAAATCAAAGGGATATTCTCAATAAGATAAATGATGCCAGGAAGAAAACCAAGGTATCTCTAGAAGAGTTTATTGAGGGAATAATAAAGTTATTGAAGAGGGGTGATATTAAGAACTCTTTGAAACGCTTAATTGAGGTAAAGAAAGCCTTTGGAGATATTGAAAGGTTACAGGGTAAATATTCCAGGGTATCTGATAGAATATCTGATTATAGGGATGAACTGGAAGAACTTAGGGATAAGGAATACGAAGTAAAGAAGATACAAAGAGAGATAGAACAAGTAGAATCTGAAATCAAAAGGCTTTCTTCAGAAAAGAAAGTAGGAGTAAATAATGGGTTAATAACTAAATATAAAGCACAGCTTTCAACCTTAACCAAGAAATTATCAACTGTAGAAGAAAGAATGAAAAGTCAGAAGGAAAAGGTTGATAATTACAAATGGGTAATGGATGACCCTCTTGGGAACCGAGGTATAAAAGCATTTTTATTTGAGAGCTCAATGGATATTTTGAATGAAACTCTCGAATCATATTCTGACGTACTTGGGTTCAGTATCCTATTCTATGTAGATATACAAGGAGTAAAGAAGGACTTCAATACCCAGATAATCATGGATGGTATAGAGGTATCATACGAGGAATTATCTGGTGGTCAGAAACAATTGGTCTGTTTAGCTATGGCCTTTGCTATGAATGAGATGATGACCCAAGCTAAGGGTATAAATATTGCCTTTTTGGACGAGGTATTCGAGAACATAAGTTCTGAATATGTAGAGCTTGTGATAGGACTCATACGTAGGGTTTATAAGGATAAAACCCTATACCTCATATCACACCATGAATCCTTGCCAATTCAAAATGCCAAGGTGCTTACTGTGACCAGAGAAAGTGGACTTTCACAATACCACTAATGACTATTGGTATTAAACACTATCAAAACATGAGAAAGAACAGTCGAAACAAAGGAAGCAGGTTCGAGCGTACTATAGCAAAGGCCTGGGAATCCTGGACCGGATATAAATTCTCTAGAACCCCGGGTTCGGGAGGATGGGCAAAGGCTAAGGATGCCATGGGAGATTTAGTATGCACCAATGAGAAACACTCGAGAAGGTTTCCTTTCAGTATAGAATGTAAAAACTATCAAGAGATTAAGTTTGAACATATCCTACTAGGACTAAAGAGTTGCAAAATCATATCCTTTTGGGAACAAGCCACAAAAGATGCTAAACGTGCTGGAAAGATACCCATACTTATCATGAGGTATAATTCTATGCCAAAAGGAGAAGCATTCTTCATTGTGGAAGCTGGGGAAATAGATTCGTTCCTTATGGAAAATTGTTCAGAACTTTCCCGAATGGAGATAAAAACCCCGAAAGTACATTTAGCTGTGTATATGTTCAAAGAAATTCAACGATTGGTAACATATTCAGACGTATTCAAATACGCTCGTAAATTGAACAAGTAATATGAAGACCCCCTATGTATACTGTATATTCAGGCTTGACAGGAAATTCTACAAGAGAATCAATTCTGATTTGAAATGTAGGGGGTATAAACATGTGAAAGCCATAGTACCAACCATAAGCGTACTTAAGAAGTCAAGGAAAGGTAAGAATGAGTACGAAGATGTACCATTGTTATTCAACTATGGGTTCATAAAGATGAAGCCAGAAAAAGCTTTTGACCGATACTACTTAAACAAACTAAAGAGAGACATCCCAGGTATACTTTCATTTATGAAGTCTTTGGACTACAGACCAAAAAGAAAAAGGCTTAGAGTAGATAATGCCGAGGACTTTGATGATTATTCAATGGTAGCCACCATAACTAAAGAAGAAGTAAAGAAATATCGCAGAATGTCTAAAGCAAATAAGATATTCTCGGTAAATGATATTACTCGTGTTGCTATTGGAGATTACGTTGTATTAAGGGGATATCCGTTTGAGGGAATACCAGCAATAATACTCGAAAGTAATCTAAATACGAGAAAGATGTTGGTAAAGCTATATCCAGAAATGGATGGTAGTTTAGAGATAGAAGTACCAATGGAGAATGTACTTTATTCAGCATATCATGAATCAGACGAGTATAAAATGTATTCAACCGATTATGATACTGACTTATCTATAATTCCAGACGGTAGTACCGAAGAGATTCTTATGAACAAACAA